AGATGGGTCGTAGTCTAATGAGCCGGGTTCAAGGCCTTATTGCGCCTTACACTGGCCCAAGATCAATGGTTGGTTAAATGTCAGTAGCAATTACTACACTTAGATCAACAATCGCCACAGCATTAACTAATGATGGCGTATGGTCTGTATTTTCATACCCACCAGCAACGCCCTTGGCTAATTCAATCGTGGTTGGTACAGCTGATCCTTACCTAACAACAAACGATAATTCAAATTTAACTATTAGCCCAACAGCGCATTTCAAAATTTCTTTATTTGTGCCTATGTTTGATAATCAAGGCAATTTACAAACCATTGAAGAGTTTATGATCGCCGTTTATCAAAAACTTGCACAATCTGGCTTGGTGTTTAACGCTCCAGCCTTTTCAGCACCAGCTGTATTATCATTATCATCAGGAGATTTACTTACAGTGGATCTAAATTTCGACATACTAACGAGTTGGAGTTAAACATGGCAGACACAGATGCCGGTAAATTAGCCGCATGGGAAAAAGAGAATTTGGCGTTTTTAATCAAGATCGGTCAGATTAAAGAGTCAAAGCCAGCAGTACAAGACACACCTAAAGACAAGGAATAACAATGGCCATATTTCTACAAAATAATGTTGGCGTAAAGATCAACTCAATCGATCTATCTGACCACATTACTTCTGTTACAGTGCAACAAACCTTTGATGAAGTTGAAGTAACTGCTCAAGGTGATACAGCACACAAATTCAGCAAAGGTCTAGAGTCATCAACCATCACTCTAAACTTCTTGAACGATTTCGCAGCTTCTTCTGTTGCAGCGACTCTTCAATCAGCATACGGCACATCCGTAACAGCTGTGTTGATTCCAGTAAAGGGAACTGCTGTTTCAGCAACAAACCCACTTTACACAGCTACTGTTTTGGTAAATAACTTGCAACCTTTGAATGGCGCAGTTGGCGACATTTCAAACTCAAGTATCACATTTACCTGCAACAGCACTATTGTTCAGACAACATCAGGAACATTCTAAGGAGATAAGGGCACATGGCTAGACTTCGTATCACAAGGGCTACTGGAGAAGTAACTGAGCATCAGATTACTCCAGCGATCGAAATGGCCTTTGAACTTCATTTCAAAGCAGGAATTCACAAGACTTTCCGTGAGCAGGAACGCCAATCAGACATTTACTGGTTAGCCTGGGAATGCTTACGGAAGTCCGGTGTAACAGTACCGATGTTTGGCATTGAGTTTGTTGAAACTTTAGCCAAGGTCGAAGTATTGGATGACGAAACAAATTTTTAGGTCGGGGATCAATGACCTATTTGATCGCCAGTTTGGCGGTTGAGACAGGAATTGCGCCCCAAGATTTAATTGAACTAGATCAGCCGGTATTTAATGCCATGATTCAAGTTCTCAAAGACAGAGCACAGGAGATTAAAAATGCCAGTAGTCGTAAGCGGTATTAAAGAACTCCAACGCTCAATGAAACAAATTGAACCTCAATTAAATATCGGAATGCGACAGGCTATTAAAGATGTCATGATTCCAGTCCGAGATAAAGCGAGAGGTTTTTTGCCCGCCAATAATGAAGTTTTATCTGGCTGGAATAAAGCACTTGATGAAAGTTACAACCCTTCGAAATATCGAGCGTTTCCTAAATACGATCAAACTGTTGCTCGAAAAGGCATTGTTTACAGAGAAGGCAAAAATAAGAAAAACGATAAAGGTTTTTCAGCTGTATTTTATGTAGCAAATACTTCTGCACCAGGAGCCATTTATGAAACAGCCGGAAGAAAATCGCCAAGCGGTTCTAAAGATTCCAGAAGTTTGAACCCACACGCAGGGCAACAATTTATTGATAGTGCCAATAGAACTGGACAATTGGTAAATGCAAGAACAGTAGGCTTGAGAGGTAGACCAAGTCGCATGCAAACAGGTCGTGTCGTGTACCGAGCATGGCAAGAGGATAAAGAAAAAATGATTCCTCTTGTAAGAAAAATTGTTCAGAGTGTGGCTGAAGATTTTAATTCACGCCAAAAATCAGAGGCAGTAAGCGCAATCAAAGGGCTTATGAAAACAGTTCCAACCACGAAAGGAACTTTATAATTGCCTAATATATTTATTTCGGCTTTAACAACCTATGATAATAAAGGGTTAAAAAAAGCCGGCAAAGATTTAACAGATTTTGAAAAATTAACCAAAAAAGTTGGAAAAACTTTTGCTTCAGTTTTTGCTGCTCAAAAAATAGCAAACTTTGGTAAGGCATCAGCCGCCGCTTTTATGGCCGATGAAAAGGCAGCCAAGGCCTTGCAGGTGCAATTGAAAAATTTAGGCTATGGATACGCGGATAAAAGCGTTGAAGATTACATTGCCAAATTGCAAAAAATGTATGGCGTTTTGGATGACCAATTAAGACCAGCATTCCAAACTTTAATAACCTCTAGCGGATCTTTAGTACAAAGCCAAAGAGCCCTTGGGGTTGCGCTAGATATTAGTGCAGCTACTGGCAAATCGGTTGAAGAAGTTTCGGCAGCCTTAGCCAAAGGTTTTGCTGGTCAAACCACAGCTCTTGGAAGACTGGGTGCCGGTATAGATAAAACCACATTGGCAAGTGGTGATATGAATAAAATTCTTGATACATTATCAAAGAAATTTTCTGGACAAGCTGCGGCTCGGTTGGGAACTTATGCTGGAAAGATGGATTTACTCAATGTTTCTTTTGCTAATTCTAAAGAAATTATTGGTCAAGGTATATTAACTGGTTTATCACAAGGTTCAAACGCTGAAGGATTAAAAAACTTTACTTCAGATATGGAAAATCTTGCTGGTATCGTTGCTAATTTAGTAGCCGGTTTTGGATCCCTTATAAGCAAGGTTGGTCAATTTACTGCCATTAAAATTGGCAATACTAATGTCATAGATAAATTACTAAGCATCGCTCCAGTTGTATCTGCTTATTACAATTTGGGCAAAGAAAGCTTAGGTAAAAATACTGCACCAAGAGCAGGTCGCTCATATCAGGGTGGACAAAGTTCAAATGATTATTATGTCAGTGCTCAAAAAGAATTAGCTTTACAAAAAGAAAAAAATCGCATTGCTGCTCAATTATTGGCCAAAGATAAGGCTAAATTGGCTCTTCAAGATTTGGCGAATAAATTCGATACTGAACGAATTAACCTTCAGGTTGCTTTGGCAAATGCCACAGACGAAGAAACTAAACTTCGTATCAAGGCTAAAATTGCTTTACTTGATCAAGATTCAGTCTTAGCAGCTCTTTACAACAAACAATTAGATGCAGCCAATGCGGCCAATACTTTTGCCAATGCGGCCGTTCAAGCAGCCGACAAACTATTTAACGCCTTTGAAAACGCTTCAAATTATGGAGCATTCAGAGAATCTCCATATGTGCCAGGAGCAGCGGTTGCTTCAGCCAGCACTGGTAGCGTTACAGTTATTAACAATTTCAATGCTCCAACCTTTGATACTCAACAAAAGATCAACCAAATGGTTCAACAAGCAACCCTTGAAAACAATGTAAGTTTAGGAATTACCGCTCCGGCTGGATTCTTATAATGGCAATTCCAAAGGTCAACGCCTTTATCAACTTTTCAACTGGGCCAAGTTTCGCTCAAGCGATGATTCTTGGATCTGGCATATTAGGTACCAATGCCTTGGCTGATTCAAGTTCTATCATCGTTGATGTATCAAGCCAAGTAGATTCAATAACCACATCCCGTGGTCGCAATGCTATTGCGGATCAATTCTTTACGGGAACTCTTAACCTGCGCTTGGTTGATCAAAATGGTGATTTCAACCCACAAAACCCTTCAGGGCCTTATTACAACCTTTTAAGCCCAATGCGTAAAGTCCAAATTACTGCAACTTACGGCGGTACAACATATCCGATCTTTGCAGGATTTATTACAGGCTATAATACTATTACCCCACAAAAGGTTGGCGATGTCGCTTACACAGTTATTACAGCTGTCGATGCTCTTAGATTATTAAATAATGCTCAAATCACCACTGTGGCCGACTCAGGTGCTGGACAATTATCCGGAACCCGTATTAATAAATTATTAGATCAAGTTTCATGGCCATCTTCAATGCGTGATATTGATGCCGGTCAGACAACATTACAAGCCGATCCGGGCACGGCTCGAACAGTTTTAGCAGCTTGTCAGACAGTTCAAATATCCGAATATGGCGCATTCTATGTGGATGCAACTGGATCGATAGTTTTCCAAGATCGTCAATTCACTACATCAAGCGTTTACAAGCCGTCTATTGATTTTAATGATAATGGAACTGAAATTCCTTATGAATATGCTTTATGGCTTTTAAATGATGCTCAAGTTACCAATGTGGCTTATATAACCGCTACGGGTTTAGCCACCCAAGTGGCATCAAATGCGGCTTCTATTGCCAAATATTTTACTCATGGTTATACCCAGCAAAACCTATTGATGCAAACTACTCAAGAAGCCCTAAATTATGCTTTGGCTTATGTGGCTAGCCATGCCGAAACCTCAATTCGATGCGATGCCATCACACTCAATTTATATACTCAAAATTATGATGCAGGAATAATCGCTGCTCTATCCCTAGACTATTTCGATCCAGTTAAAGTCACAACGACTCAACCAGGATCCGGAACAACAACAACATCCATATCCAAGACTCTTCAAGTTTTTGGGGTTGAGCATAAAATTACCCCTAATTCATG